TGCCATACGGTAAGATATTTGTCCCAGGCCTTTTGCAGGGTAGGGTACTTTCTCCGCAGTGCTATGGCCTCTGCATTTACCATTTCCGCCTCCTCGTATGCAGTTTCTTCATCCTTTGCTTTCTGTGATTGTTCCACCAAGATCCTGTCACCGTTTGGTAACTGTTCGTACACTGTCTCTCCACCGTCCGGCGAAACATATATGGGATTTATCCTTCTTGCTTTTTTTGTCATTAGTAGTATTTCTTGTGATCCGCACCCGGGTGTGCGTGTCTCATTCCGCCTATCTCTTTGGCATCACCCTTGTGCCTCGGTATGAAGTGTATGTGTGGCCACATGATTGTCTGTCCGGCCGGCACTCCCATGTTCATGCCGATGTTGAATCCGTCTATCTCGCCTGCCTTGATCTTTTCATTTCCATAGTCATAGGCCATGCCGTAGGACCTGCCCACGAAGTGTGCGTTGTTCTCCTTGGATATGAAAAGTTTGTGTCACGGCACACAGGGATACCTGTCGTTGAAAACGAAAGTGAAATCCGAATCCATGATGGGTGTGTCATTGCCCATCCACACGCTCTCGTCTACGCTGTCAACTGGCTCATATTCTTTCTTGTAGATAGATTTTTTCGATTGCATTTGTTTTGATAATTCCTATCTTTATATTACTAGAATTTGGTCTGTGTTGCAATCTAATTTTATCCCAGGTCTTGGTCTTTGGCACGGATGGGTTGTACTCCCATAAGGCCAGCAGGTTTACCAATGCCTTCCGGACCTTCTCCGCACCACCATGTTTCTTACAGGTGTCAGATCGTCCCACATGTACAATTTTACTTCCAATCTTTATCTTGTACACACAGGGTAATCTAATCCATTCGGTCTTGGGATTTCTACTGTGACCAATTTTGTATTTGTCTATGGTGTAGAGGTCTTCTATGCTGTACCACTTCATGACAAAATTCCTACGAAGTACACACCAACTATACAACCTGCAATCCCAAACACAACATCGTCCCAACTCCAGTGACCTTTGCTCCATAGGTCCAGTGCTTCCTTTACCACAGTTGCTATCAATCCTAGATATATAAATGGTTGCCAGAACACTGCGAATAGTGTGAGGAACATACCCCAAAAGAAATGCAGTTGCAAATCAAATCTCAAATAGGATAGTACTATTGTTGCTATTTGTTTGTAGAGTAGTTTAATATCTCGCATTTTTTATACCCAGTTGTGCATAAACTTTTTGCACTTTCCTTGCTTGGAAATAACAGTCTTCTAATGCGTTGTGTAATCCTGTTCTCTTCTCGTTAGGGTCTCTTGGTACAAGGCTAAACAGTGTCCTTGAATCTCTGATCTGCCAGTACTGCCACGGTTGTGGGTGTCCTAACTGTGTGTATAAATTCTGTAGTATTGCGTAGTCAAACAACGGTCCTTGGCACCAAAACACATCAACACCTACTGACCACTTGTTGATTGTCTTAATCATTGCATCCAGTGATATCCTGTCCTTGCCGCCTAGTGCTTCTTCCATAATTTCTGGATCCTGTTTGCCCCACCAGTCAAGTGTGTCCTGCATTACGTCTCTGCCCATCTCGGTCTGTGAGTCAACGTCCACACGGAAGTACATGCCCTGTGCGGGTTCGACTGATGTGTATGGATCGAACTTCACACCACCCACGGTCAGTATGGTGGCGTTGGGATTTGTGGACAAAGTCTCTAGATCTATCATTGCGTGGATCATACACAATTATACTACGTTATCTTGGTAATGTCAAACTACTGGCCAACTCCACACCATCGTAAGAAACTATCTGGTAGGAAATCAAGGCCAATGCGTCTGCGAGATGACAATTGGTTTAAATATTCTCCCACATTATTACGTTCAGATGTTGTTGCATCTTTTTGTATCATTTTCGATATATTGGTCGAATGTTCGCCCATGTCTTTTAGTTTATCCATGCAATCTTGTTTAGATTCAGGATCAAGAACATGTGGCGATAGGAATATTGGATGCCCCACAACGTTAAGTAGTATCTTTCTGTTTCCACTGTAATGATAGAAGCGATCAAAGTCGATCACTGAAAGATTAGACAATGATGACGTGTATTCTATATTAGCACCATGATCTTCTATGAGATTTACTTTTCTCTTGAAGTCATTCCAGGAAACGCCATATCTTATGAATTCAAAGTGTCTGTTTGTAGCCTCAGCCGATATTCGGAAAGTGATGTCCATGCCTTTGATGCTCTTTAATATATTTTTCAATCGGTCATCACTTACACCTAGTCCTGTGGTGACACGAATTTTCTTATCACGAACGTGATCTATTAATCTAAGAAAATTGTTGTCAAGTAACGGTTCACCCCCCAACAGACCTATTGCTTTGAGACCTTTTGCCAGTTGGATTTCTTTAATCAGTAAATTAAAGAACCTGCTATCGATGCCTCTTTCTTTCTGCTTCATCTTGCTCCATAGGTTATTCCAATTGTCGTTTGCGATTTTATGGCCACCTATATTATACTCGCCTCCCTTTTTTATCTCCTTTTGCCATCCGGTACTGTACTGTGGTGAACAGTATACACATGATAGATTACAATCAGTTGAAAGCATAATGGCCAGGTTCGTCATTGGAGCATGTATGTCGGTCACACGTTGGCCAGTCTTATGCAAAGTTCTGAGGCTGGCCAACCCTTGTTCCTCGTATTTGTAACAGCCATGATGGCAAGACGCACATGAACTGTTTTCTAACATCAATTTGCGATCCTGCAACATGGTATCTGTGTGGAACAGCCTACCGGGGTTTGCTTCCAACCAGTCCAGATCTACCCGTTCGGGATAGGCCGCACAACAGTTGTACAGCAATCTACTTTGCACATGTACTTGAAGCTCAGTGAATTTTGTGGAACAATAATAATCCATGCTTATATTTAAATGATAGCAAGATGGTGTGTAAATTAAGCGTCTTCGCCGATCTTGAAGTAGTCTTGGTATTGCTTAAATTCCTCTTCAGTCAAACAATATATCTCGCCAGAACTCTGCGGGAAATTCTGCATGGCATAAACTTTAACTTCCGCACCAGAGGCCTCACACTGTTCGCGTGTGTCGTACAACTTCTGCTCGTACACGCTCTCGCAGGCACCGGCCATGCACATATAGACTATCAAAATAAACTTCATACTAGTATTTACAAATCCAAGAAAAATCGTAATAAGGGCAGTTCATAAATATACACATATTATGGATTTCGTGACATTTATTAAAGACGTGGGTTTCCCAATAGCAGGTGCCATAGCGGCAGGTGCCTTTGTGTTCATTACACTGAAGTTCATCCTGGCAAGTGTGACGGGATCTGTGAACAGTCTCAAGGCCATAATAGGTGCCCTGGACAACAGGGTGCAGACCATGAACAATGATCTGGTCAAGATAGACGCTCTTCTAAGTTACGTTTTGAAGATCAGACCCAACGCGGATAGGCTAGCCGCAAACGAGGGCAAGAACGATGCTAGACGCGACTAACGATCTCACAATAATGATCAAGGATTTTGGCTTCCCCATTGTTGCGGCCATGGGACTGGGTTACTTCGTTTACTACATTTGGAAGTGGGTCACAGAGGAGATCAAACCAGTGCTGGGTGATGCGTCATCAACACTGATAAAACTGGTTGATCGGATACGTATGTTGGACAACGACATGATAAGACTCAACACCAAACTCTCAATGGTGTTGGAATACAAGGATGAGATCATAAAGTCCGGACGTTCAGATGAACTTGACCAGATACTTGCCAAATACAAGTCAAAGTCTGAGAGCTTCGACTCCACAGGCGATACAAAAAAATAATTACTTGGTTGTTGCCCGGAACGTTCCGTCCCAGTCCTTAGGTTTGCCCGCTTCTATACGAGTCTTCATGTTTGCGTAGTACTCGGACATGTCTTCGTGGAACTCTTTGGCTATTTCCAATCTCTTGAGTGCTTCCTTCCAATCGCCCTCATAGTATGACGCAAGGAACTGCCTGTGGTGTTCTGATTCTTTTGCCACTGTGTATATCTTGACCCCAATGGTTTTACCCTTGACTGCTATGCAGTCTAGTTCGAACACGTTTATCTTGTCTTTGACTTTGTCTGCTGTCTCAGGACCAAGCACTATCCTGACGCCATACGTCTTTGACTGTCCCTCCAACCTAGCGGCCAGGTTAACACCATCCCCCAAGCAGGTGTAGTCGAAGCGTTGGTCGGATCCCATGTTCCCGACCACGACTTCCGCAGTGTTTATACCCAATCCCATTCCAAAAGCCGGTATGCCTTCCTGCTGTACTTCCTCGTTGAACTTGTCAAGGCTGTCTAACATCTTGATACCCGTCCACACGGCGTTCTCCGCGTGATCCCAGTCGTCCAGTGGTGCGTTCCAGAACGCCATCTGTGCGTCACCTATGTACTTGTCTATTGTTCCCTTGTCGTTCAATATCTCTCGGGTCATTGCCGTCATGTATCTGTTCATTATCTTTGTGAGCCCTTGCACGTTCTCGCCATAGTGTTCTGAAATTGAAGTGAATCCCCTGACGTCAGTGAACATTATTGATAGGTTCCTCGATTCGCCACCCAACTTCAATAGGTTGGGATTCTTCTGTAGTTGTGCCACCATGTCTGGTGATAGGTATGTGCCGAACTGTTTCTTGATCTGTTGTTTGAGGCTGAACTCTTTCACGAACCTGTTGAACACTGCGTGGAATCCTGTGACAGTGGTAACAAGTATTATCCAACTGGCGTCCCAGAGTTGTAGGTGTTTCACGAAATAGAAATATGCTCCATAGGCCGTTCCTGACCACACAGTCAACAACACAGCACCAACCAACCAGTAGGGTGCGAATCCCGCCAACAGAATTATTATCACTGCGAGCACACCCGCCGCAACATATTCAAG